CCCGAGCTGCGTTCACCTGCGCCATAGTCATTGTAGTGGCTGTAGAATGGAAGTAGCACAGGAGAATATAGTGCAGTGGAATAGCAAAAGTCCGAAATATCGTTATTTTGAACCAGCGTAAAAACCATTACGGGCTCGCCTTCGTGAATGGCAAGATTCGAAAGTCCGCAAGTCTTATTCCAACAGCCCATGTTAAACTCCTGTGTGTTTGTGTTGTTGCATTATAGCAATTACCCTAGTAGATGTAAAGCTAATAAATACATGATGCGTATTACAGATCTATTCGAAACTCAGATAAACGAACTAATGGACCAGCCTTATCGGTTTATGCCTTTAGGACAACTTCGCGGCAAAGCAAAATATGCCTTTGAAACAGATGCAGGAAATGTTTATATTGTAGACATCGTTTATCCGGAAGGTGAAGCAACTATCGGATTTGGATTGAAAGATCTTAAAAGCACTGGAAGATTAGATAAAGTGCAGGGCACAGGCGATGCTATGAGAGTCTTTAGCACTGTTGTTGAAATTGTAAAACAGTTTGTTGAAAAAGTTCAACCGCCGAAAATACATTTCGATGCTGCATCAAATGAACCTAGTCGTATAAAGCTATATCAGCGTATGGCTATGAGTGTAGATCGTGCATTACCCAACTACACGTTTGTCGGGCAAGAGCCCGGAGAACATACTGTAAAGTTTACCCTGGCAAAGAAAGAGTCTCAGGCGTAAAAATATCTAACATTTCTCTTGAAGTAATTTCAGCCTTGATAATTCGGTCACCAAATTTTAAGATAAGAAAGGTAAGTTGTTCTTCGGACGGAAACACTGCTATGCACGGCTCTCCGCAATAGTAGGCTCCTAGTTTAGATATTAGAGATTTATTTTTTAAAACCCACGATAGATCCTGCTCATTAGCAGACGTGATGATCCAAAGATCTGTCATTGGAAATTAATGTAACATCCATGATCTACGCTGTAAAACTGTTCTGCAAGTAGACAAAGTTTATCGCCGAACCGTAGCAGCAGCATAGTTTCTTTTTTGTTATTGTAGGTTTTAATGGTAATTTCTGTAACGTCGGGCATAGTAACCCTGGAATGAGATCCGGTCATCATAGTAAAATGGATCTCCTTCCGGTTAACATCAATTTCGTACTGGCTTTGATATAACCAAGAAATGTCTTTATCAGTTAACTCTCCAACAACAAGCCAAGTTTTTTCATGCCGCATTTCATGCATTAGATTAAAATGTAATCCTTGCGAGGGTGCAATGTTGTGAACTTGAGTTCTCCTTCGAACTCTTTCCTATTTCCGTGATAAACATTGAAGTAAGGCGTTTCATCGCCGCAGCCTAACCAGGCGCCCATTTCGCCACACCAGACTTCGTATTCACCATTGTTGTAGATTTCCATATAAGCGGTATAACAGTTATCCTTGTCATACAACCAATATTCGTGTAATGCGTGTTCGATGTGCTTTTTAGCAGAATCGTAGGAGTCAAACTCTACCCATCCTCTTCTAGGGTATTCATAATCAAAGACTTTGATCATTTTCAGTCCTTTCAGGAATAAGAGTTGGATCTGACACCCACATACGATATTCGTACAGCGACCAGCCCAGGTATTCATGCAGTTCAAGTTTTGAGTCACTAGTATGCCACTCGTCAATTAAATCATCAACTTGTTCTTGAGTAAGTTTCATACCTGCTCCTAAAAAAATGGTGCTCCCGGCGGGATTCGAACCCGCGACCCTGAGTTTTAGAGGCTCGTGCTCTGACCAGCTGAGCTACGGGAACATTAATTACTTACGAATAACAGTTACGTTGTTTTGGTCTACTGTAGTTTTGCCCTGTTGAACACTATGCGTTTCACTAGTGGTCACAGTGTCCTTGCAGTTGACAAAGAAAATACGAGAAGGATGATCTTCGCTGTGATTAGCAACACGTACATCACCTGCATAATGTAGATTGCATCCTTCAGGGAGGCTCGACTGCGCCATTCGCATATCAAAATCCTGATCCTGTGGAGTAGCATTACAAGCAGTCAGCGCAAGGGCGAAAAGGCAAACACTAATCTTTTTCATTTCTAACTTCCCTAATTTTGTCTAGTGGTTCGTGGCAACGTTCACACCATGGATCAATCTCTTTATTACCGAGACTGAATTTTAAAATCCATCCACAATGTATGCAATGCCATTCTTCGTATTCCCACATCGACTGATCCAAAAATGGCGCTCTCGACAGGATTCGAACCTGCTACCTCAGGCTTTAGAGGCCTCTCTATACCAATACAGTTTCGAGAGCGTTTTAATTACTATGCAGCAATTATAGCGATAATAGCAACGTATGTCAACTGATGAAATAGCTGATCTAGTCCTGTTAATTGCCAGAACTCGTTGTGTGTGTTACAAGCCCAACCCTTGGCTCGATTAATATTCATCTTAGCCCAGTCAGTAAAATAGTGAGCTCCAAACTCTAAGATCGCAATTGCTAGTGCAAGTGTAGGCATGGCAAAGAAGCAAAGGATAACAAATGTAACTAATGCGTGTATGCCCGAATGTGCGATTCCTCCCATGTGGCCAAACGTTCCTTTGTTCTGCCACATATAGGGCGGTTGCCAATAGAAGTCAAAAATAAAGTGCTTAATCTGAAGTGCTAATAGCAACCACACTAATGTCATGTTATTCGCCCCTTAGGTACGCAAGAATAGTTTCTGGTGAAGTTTCACCATAGGGATCAACTGGACAATTATCTTCTAGTCCAGGCTCTACAAACATCTTTTCAATACGACCGTTGTCAATAACGGCTGCATATCGCCAACTGCGAGCACCAAACCCTAGGTTGTCCTTTTCAACAAGCATACCCATTTCTTCAGTAAAGAAACCGCTGCCGTCTGGAATGACCTTGACATTTTCAATATTCTGACTTTTGGCCCATGCATTCATGACAAAAGCATCATTAACCGAAATGCAGTAAATTTCATCGATACCCAAAGCCTTGAACTCGTCGTAGTTACCTTCGAAGCCAGGAAGCTGGTAAGTCGAACAAGTTGGTGTGAATGCTCCAGGTAGAGAGAAGAGAACAACACGCTTACCTCCAAAATAATCAAAACTAGTTACATCTTCCCAACGATATGGGTTAGGGCCGTCAATTGACTCGTCGCGAACACGAGTCTTAAAAATTACACTTGGAATTACTCCGGTCATAAATTTCCTTTCTGTTATAGGTATTATAGACAAAAAAAGAGGGCCTGTCAAGACCCTCTTTTCTCTTGTTCCTAAAATTAATTAGAAACGGATGCCTACGCCAACTAGACCGCCATGACGGCCAAGTCCAGCTTCGAAGTCAGTGTAGCGATATTCAACCTTGCCATAGACTGGACCAGCAACATTAACTTCAAGTCCGCCACCAACAGTAAGACCGTCAGCGGAACGAGCGCCAAAGTCAAGATTGGTGTAACCTACGCGGCCGAAAGCAAGCACGTTGTCGTTTACAACGTAGCCAAGACGTGCGCCAGCGCCGAGGTCAGCACGATCAAAGACGTTAGCAGCAGTAGCATCAACGCCAACAACTACCTTACCAAGCTGAAGGTCATAACCAAGAGCAGCACCGTAGGTAACGTCAGTTGGATCAACGCCGTTGGTTACATCATCTGCACCAGCAGTGATTTCAAAGCGTGGACCCTGAAAGTCCTGTGCCATTGCGGGAGCAGCCGAAAGGCCAAGTGCAACAGCGGCAGCAAAAATAATCTTCTTCATATTTTAATCCTTTGTGTGTTTATGAATTGGTATTTGTTCTTAGCACAACTACCAAAGCTAGAGTTATTATATATTACAATTTGTCATTGCGTCAACCTATTTTTCATCTTTTTTATCGGGTATGATAATATACCCTAGATAAGGTCCTCCAAAATGACATCTATCCGACCCGCTGTTTTCGTAACGATAACACTCATTACATACAGCGCACTTCATCGGAATAATTTTTGGTTCTTTGTTCTTTTTCATAAACGGGATGCACCTTTTTATTGGTGGGTTAACCTAGCCTCCCTTTCGGAGGAGACACCTACTCCCAGTTCCTCTGGGTCGGTGGTAGCAGGTATAAGTGACCGAAGTCCCCAGTGACCGTAGCTACCCTATCGAAAGTATCCGAAGATACGTCAAGTGGTTTGCTGAAATCATCCCTAAACTTTAACTTCTATATTATAGTTTGTTTGCTATGCAATGTCAATATATTTTTTAATTAACGCCCTTTTTTAATAGGCCGTTAAGTCTCTCTGCTACAGAAAGTGCTTCGTCAATGGTATTAAATAGTGGAAGATCAGTGTCCTCATCTCCCCAAAAGCCGCCAGCAATAATTACCTTAAACTTCGATGATACCTTTGCACTTCTGGCTACACTGTAATGCTTTTTCACGAAAACCTCAATAGATTGAATGCAAGCAATACATCACGCTTATCTTCATCGATAGGATATACTGCAATAGCGGTCATTTCTCCGCCGTTAAGGTCTGGCTCCATAAAGGTTTCGTACTTAAACTCAAAAGCGCATAGGATATTTTCCACAGCCTCTAGTGCTTCAAGGTTACGAACGCCCACGCAAGTAAAGTAAGTGTTATTAGCGTCTGCATCCTTGCCCAGCTTGGAGCCTAGCTTGTATGCAACGTGTGCAGTCTGCACCAGTTGATATTCTTTAAAAATGTCTTGGCGGGTAAAGAAATAAGCGTAACGCTTTACTTCTGTTTTTTCAACGGCCATAATACATACCTTATACTGTTAATGTAGGTTAATTATAGCAAAATTTAGATTGATAGTCAATAAGAAAAATGGCCTGTTTTTAGGCAGGCCACTTTCTTTTACTTACGCTGTCCGAAAAGACTTAGTAAGTGAATAAACAAGTTGATGAAGTCCAGGTAAAGCGACATTGCTCCATAAACTTCCACAGCAGGACTATTGCTAGTTGCCAGCTGTTCCTTGATCTTTTGTGTGTCGTAGGCTGTTAAGCCCAGGAAAATCAACACTGCGGCAGCACTTACTAGCATAGCTAACACGGAACTTCCGATGAACAAGTTAATCAAACTCACAACAATAATTGCAATTAGACCAACAAGCAAGAAACTGCCCCAACTATCCAAACTCTTTTGTGTGGTATATCCATACAAAGTCATAGTTAGGAATAGAACAGCAGCACCCATGAACGCTTGGACAATACTAACTGCGGTATATGCTGCAATCATTGCAGACATACTAAGTCCCATTAGCGAAGCAAACGCAAGTAGTGTTACCAGCATTCCTGCTCTACCGATTCCGGAATTAAACAGCACGGGAACAAGGAAGATGAATGCCAGTGGTGACAACAGTGTTACCCAAGCCATAGCACCTGTAAAAAAGAATGCCATCAGTGCAGGTGTAACTGACACATACCAAGCAGTACCCATACTAGCCATTACAGCTAGGAACATATATTGATACACTCGAGTCATTGCTTGGTTAACATCACTGACTGTGCGCATCGTTGTTTGTGCAAACATTTAAAATCTCCAAAAAGAGTTAAGTGGCCCGTTCTGTTGCAAGGTGGGCCAGTCCCCGTTAGATTATGCTGCTAGAGCAAGATCCACATTGTTGTCATTAGCTGCGACATTTACAGTTTTGGCTTATATGCGGCCAACCAATCAGTCTACTCTCACCTTTGCCTTGCAGTCGATCCTATGTCAGGCCCATCATAAAGAAACATTATTTCCAACGAACAGTTTGATTTAACGTTCGTTCTCTAAGAGTAACTTGTCTTTTTTCCTTGGCGGACAACGGCTTTTGCATTTTTTCTTTCTTAGCTGGCTTAACCTTTTCAGGACTTTTCCATTCTAAAAAAGTTTTTGTATGCTGTTGCCCAGAATCAAGATACTCTTTGTATAACTTTTTATTTCGGTTAGCATGAAATTCCTGGCTAGCCTGTTTCGCTGCCGAAACTTCTTTCGAAGTTTTATTATTCATACCGCCCATACTATGTTTCCTTATGGTGGACCTGCCGGGTACCGCCCCCGGGTCCTGCACAAACATCAGATTGTATCAACAACTGATCCTTTTATAGGGTTTCCCCTAAAACTTTATCGAGTGTAGCAACGACGCTCGTAATAACGATTACCGTAATAATCGTAATTTACGATATCCTCACACACTTGAACTCTTTCACGTCTTTGGTTATTACTATTTGCAATAGCGGTACCTAAAATTAAAGCGCCGATACCAATAGCAATAGCTTCTTCCGTGTTAACACCATTTCGATCTCTGCGATAATTATCGTTACGACGATGGTCGTGCCGATGATTTTCGTATCCTCGATATCCGTGTCGATGATTATCATGTGCCATAGCAGCGGTGCTACTAAGCAGCATCGAAGTAATAGCAATGGTAGACAATAGTTTTTTCATATCATTCTCCTACACTTTTACTTATCTGCAGAGTATATAAGGGTTATAAAAACGTGTCAAGAACGATATTCTCCATTAAACCACTTTTCTGCAACGTGGGTGTGAATTGGGAAACAAAGTTCACGTTCGTTGTATGACCAAAGAACATCTAGCGCATAGTTTTCAGCACATGGCTTGCCCTGTGTCTGGAATTCTGTTAGCGAAATTTCTTCACTCATTACAACAGAAATAATCATATTGCCGTAGGCATTTAATTGACTATGAACAATCTTACCATCACCTCTAGCTTCGAGGCCAGTTTCTTCACGAAACTCACGACGTGCAGCAGAGATCAAACATGCGTCATGCATATCAACATAGCCGCCGACAAATGCCCAACCACCTTTTGCTGGCTCAATTGCTCGTTGCGCAATTGCTAGACCAATGCCGTTGGTAACTGGATCGTAGATGGGTTGCAATACGTTTACAACAGGAATTGGATTTTTCCATGTGAATCGATCACAGGGCTCACAATGGCGTGGCCATTCTAAGGACTTATATACTGTACCGCAGTCGGTGCAAAAGGCTTGTTTTGTCATTTTCGTAGAATATACTAAAAATGTCACAAAGTCAAGTTACTTAGTAGTTGCGCGGAAAATTCCATCAAAGTTTTTTGGAGCAGGATGACTTTTCATGCGCTCGACCATCATTGCGTAATAGCCTTCGAGTTCACCTTTCCATAGTGGACCCATTTCGTGAGCCATTGCTATAGCTCTATCCCAACGGCCTGCACGATAATGATCTAAGAATCTATTGTGTGCTCTTTCCGCTGCTCGGTCTTTCTTTTCAACTACGGTATAAATGTTAACTGGTTCAGTTTTTCCTTTGACTGCAAGATAGTCAAGTTCTATTACTTGATATACATCCCTAACCAAGTCCGCTGTCCTAGGCCCGATGATGAGTTTAACTCCATAAGGCTTGGATTGACCTTCGAGACGACTAGCCAAATTAACGCCGTCGCCCAAGCAAGTATAATCGAAACGCTGATCACTACCCATATTGCCAACAACCACATGGGCAGTGTTAATACCAAGGCCCATACCAAAAGCTGGGATCCCTTCTTTTGTAATTTCTTCATTGAATTCCTTTAAATCGTTGAGCATTTTAAATGCGGTCTTAACTGCATCAAGTGCATGTTTTTCGTTGTTGAGTGGTGCATTCCAAAAGGCCATTTGTGCATCACCAATGTATTTGTCTAATGTACCTCGGTTTTCAAGAATCGATCTAGTCATCACAGTCATATAACGATTCATAATTGTAGTTAGCCCTTGCACATCTCGTCCGTAATGTTCCGAGATTGTAGTAAACCCGCGAACGTCAGTGAACATTATTGACAGTTCTTGCTCAGTTCCTCCAAGATGCAATAGTTCAGGTTGACGCTGTAATTGTGCAACCAAGTCTGGACTTAGATAGGTTCCAAATTGCTTTTTAATTTGCTGCTTTTGTAGGAATTCTGCAATATACTTAACAGAGTAAATGTGCATATAAATAATTATTGCTGCAATTACGTTAAATGTTATATCAAACAAGATCTTGTTGTTGGCAAATAGATATACTGGAGAATAAATGTATCCAGCTAAAAGCAAACTGATCCAGATTATAGAGTAACGAACATTTGATAAGATAATAATTGCCAAGGAGAGTAGTGCAAATGCAACAAGATCTACCAACGACACCCAGTTCGGAATCGCCACAGAATCCCCGTCAATCAAAGTCTGAAGAAGGCTGGCCTGAACCTGAAGCGGCATTTTCTCGCCCGACGCAGTCGCTAAGGGATTTGCAATACCATCAGCCGTTGGACCCAGCACCACAATTTTACCTGTCAAATCAGGCAAAGCCGTGTCACCTATTTCGAATGACTCAAATTGATAGTTCGGATTCATAAACACACGGCCGTATTCGTCTGTGTTAATTTTACCAAATTGGGGGATTCGTAATGCTTCGACGCCTGTTTGATTTATTTTTGCTTGGTATGAGGAGTCGCCAGCAGCAACCCTCAACATCTCAATCGGAAACGCAGGATAATACTCACCCTTCGAAACGGCCAACAACGGAACTCGACGAACAATACCGTCAGATTCAGGCAGTGTCGAAGTTATCCCGACGCCTGCGGCATTCTCTTGTAGAACCGAAATATTATCCAATACGCAGGGATAATTCGGAAGAAAATCAGTAGGACTACCGTCGCCTATTACGGCGACGCCGGTTTTCCGGGTGTTGGTGTTATTACGTGTACATTCTTGATTAACGGTTTGAGCGATAACAACAGGGTAGGTTTGGAACGCGGCGGCGAGCTGTGAGTCTTGGCCAAAGCGGTCGTGCTCTGGAAACATAACAGTAGTGCCGACAAGGCCAGCGTTGTGATTGTAAATGTCTTGGATAATTTCTGCATGAGTACCTCTTGGAAATGGCCATTGGCCGTATTTTTCAATTGCTTTTTCGCCAATGTTAGCCACTACTATATTACTAGATTTGACAGGTTTGTCAATCATTAAGTAGTCATAAAATTTTAATCTATTGGCTTCGACAAGATAAGGATCAGATATTTTAACAGCTAATAAGACTGCCACAGTTAACAATGCCAACCAAGGTGAAAGTAAAATTCTTTTAATTGTTTTGTTTAACATTGATAATAGTCCCGCCGTCATTTACTTGAAGGTCAAAGATTCTATTACCGACGTCTATTTTTAAATTACTGCCTCGTTCTTTATCAACAGCAATATCAAATGTTGTGCCGACATTTCGAATAAATCTGACCTTATCTTGTTCAATGATTGTATTTATTTGAGTAAGTTCGTTAAGGCCAAATGTAGTTCCTGTAATCTTTATTCCATCCTTGGTGTCGGCAAGCTCTCCACTATTAAGCAGTGCATCTTCAAGGAAATTATTATTGATAGAAAGAACATCAATTGCAGAATCAGCTAAATCGCGTTCCTCAAGATCATCGTTCTTCAAATAGTCTATGTCTAATTCGGAAAGATCTAATATATTGGATTTTGTACCAATTGCTTCGTCTTCATCTTCACGAATCGTCGGAGGACTAACAATTAGCATGTTGTCAATCATGTCTAAAGTAAGATTCAGTGTAACAGGTTTACTAGGAGCAGAGTCGTAGGTTGATACTACAGTTGCTTGAAAAGCACGAGTTAAAATTACGGTGCCACCTGCATTACTTACGGTGATCTCTCCTACTGTGCCGTCTTCTTCAGGCAAGAGAATAACCAAGCTCTTACCAAAGTCATCTACTGTAGAAGTAAAATCAGTGCCACGAACTGCAATAGTTGCAGTAGGTGTTCTTAAGTTAATGTTGGGTTTGGCGATGCCCTTGCCTGTGGCAAAGCGAACAGTGCCACTGGCAAACTTTAATGCCATTCTTGATGTAGAGGGTTTGCCACTATAAACAAAGTCGTCAATTACAAGTTTAGAATGCTCAGTTACTTTGACTGTGGTTTGATCCACAAACTTTATTTCTAACCGTCCATTGCCTGTTTGTACCCTATCCATTTTTTGAATAGGAAGTTGAGGCCGTGCGCTGACTGTTGTAGTCCTGCGTACGACCTCACCATTTCCTCGTTGTTGATTAATGGTTCCTATATTAGCAAGCGCCGGCGTTGCACTGATTAATAACAACAGTGCTACCATTACTTTGCGAAGTGATTGAAATTGCGTCAACATTTAATGTGCTCGTTTGATTAACAGTAAAGTTATTAGTATTACCAGTTAGTGTCATATTAATATTCTTGTTTGGATTTCCATTCTGAAGAACATTAACGTTGTTACCGCTTCCAGTAATAGCAGTGGTGTTCACTGTGTCGTCTGCATTGACCACTGAAGTGTAGTTGTTTTGATCACCGAGTATTGTGATGTTCTGTGCAGCACCAGTAGATGATGCAACATTACCTTGTGTTAAGTTAACAGTGTTAGAACTTCCGGTAACTGCCAAAGTTGTGCTGGATCCTGCAACGCTGCCGGCACTACCAAGATCAAAGTTAACAGTATTGTTATCACCTGTGTTAGTAAGATCAATATTAATGTTATCTGCATCCACGATAGAACCCTGTATTGAGTTGCTGCCGCCGGATTGAGTAACATCAACTGTTTGGTTGTTTCCCTGTAATTGAAAACGATCGTTTTCCGTACCAACCGTATTTGATTGGCCGCGCTGTGTTATGTTAATTGTACTACTATCACCAACTTGATCAATATAGATTGAGTTAGTAGTTGATTGTGCCATTGCCAATGAAGAAGCCATCAGCGACATAATCAAAGTGTATTTTGCTATGTGTCTCATTTGTCATTTATACCTCCATAATTCTCTGTCTATGCCTTGCTTAATTAACTGAACTACTGCTGCTTCAATGGTCATTTTTACTGCCTTTGTTACAACTTCGTTTTCAGTCATTCCTGCTTCTGCTTCGACTAATTTTGTTCCTAGGTCAACAAACTTAAAGACATTGATACTTTGCCCAACTGACAGTATAGTTTTTGAAACTTGTACATTCAATAAGACTTCGCCTGTTTCTGTAGAAACTGCTCGCAGGGCCACTACAACGGTGTCCTTGCGATATTGACGGTCTGCACCAATTCCTAAGTACCTTGCTCCAACGCCGCCGGTTAACGTGTTCGAGTCGTAGCCAATAATTCCACCTTGCAGAATTAATCCTGCAAACAACATGGGTTTTAATTTATTGGCATCTTCGCCCATGTATTCTTCTCGAGTCTGTCTAACAATTTGCCGTTCTTTAGCCAAGTCGTCGACTCTGTTACGCTCAACAACAGTAAACCAACTGCCGTTGCCTGCGTTCTTTAATGCATCGATCAATAATGTTGTACCGCCCTGTGTAACTGCATTGGAAAAACTAGCAGTAGCACCCGAGTCTTTACGCTGACCAGTTAGATCCGGAAAATCGTAGACTGTGACCACGGGTTTTTGCGCTGGTGCTGGCAACATCTTTAACTCTGAATATGATTCCAATAATTTAGGTTCTTCAGGTGTGACCAAGGTGCCCTCGGGTAAGTGAGTGCAACCAGTTAATAAAAATAGTGCAAGAAGGATTGACTTTTTCATTAGAATTTAAATTGTCCTATCGGTATTTCTATTACAGTTACATTGTTGTTTTCATCTGTAATTGTAAGTTTAACAGTGTTCAAAGTTTGTTCGTAGGCAATAGTATTACCATCCAAATCAAAAGACCCTGCACTGTCTCCATTGGCAAACAAATTCTGTGTCAGCTGTTGTGCTAACTGTGAGTATATTCTCGATTGTAGGTTATTCATAAAGCGATTGAGAATTGAATTCTTTTCCTCAAGGGCTTTTGCTTTTAGGTCAGCTTCAATTTTATCTTGAATTTCCTTAACGCGAGATCTTTCTTGATTTTCAATAGTCAGCCATTGTGCGCCGGTGTTAACACCACTGAAGGAAGGATTTTTGAATTGAAAAACTATTTCACTGGCGGCCGCTGGACTGCTTAGACTTAACAGTATCAGGCTCAGACTCAATATCTTTTTCATCTTTTTTTGCCTCCTTTGTTTTTGATTTGTCGTTTCCTGTAGATACTTCTAAAGAAATTTTAAGAATTTTAATCATTTCTATGTTTAGATTTATGTACATTATGGTCCTCCTCTATCTGCAGTACAACATTGACCTTCTGTTGTAATCTAATTAAATCATTATCCAACATTCTAATTCTGTCGATAAGAGCAACTAAAATAACATTGGTTTCGGCAATCAATGGCATCAATTTGTCTGTAACAAACTTGTATATAAAATAGACAAAATATCCCATGCCCACCGAGGAAACGATAGGGAATCCATATTGTTTGATTAGGTCAGCTATTGCGGTGATGTTCATTAGTCTCTCCTTGCATCGTTCTTACCATCTGCTCTGGCGATACGATCTAGATCCGGTCGCAGTCCTAGTGCAGAACTTACCACAGCATCGAGTCTAATGATATCGTGATTCATTGTTTTGACGCGATTATCCAAGCCAAGGATAATGCCCTGCATTCCCTTGATGCCTTTCAATACGCTTTCTAGTATATAATTGATAACAAAATAGACAAAGACGCCGGCACCTAATGCAGAAGCTATAGGAAATCCGACGTCAGCTATTAATTTAAAAATCACATCCTGGTTCATATGATATATTTACAGGATACAGTATGTTAATTATGTAATATTATAATACGTAAGTGGCGAAATCCACAGGACTTGTTATAGCCTTCGCCTAGCTTCGTGAGTCTCGCACTCAACCACTAACTATGTTAGATACTCCTGCCGGACACAGTATTTAACAATTATACTACTCGATTTAGGCCGCCAGATCCTGAATAGGTAATCGGACGATCGAAGTTAGCAGGAACTGTCCAGTTTCTACCAACGTAAACAATTGGCATTCTACCACTTCTAAATCCAACTTCTGTAAGATTGTTGCTTTGATTTCCGCCTGCTATTAAAACAGAGCCATTTGACGGATTATACCCTCGAAAAAAGCCAATGTGTCCGCCTCCTTTTCGAGAAAATACAACAACATCGTTTAATCTCCATTTAGATTTGTCATTTAAAGGAACAGCAGTGCCGTAACCTCGATATGCAAGGCTACTCAAAGTATTTAAGTGTCCGGCACCTGCAGACTTTAATATAAATCCGGAAAATCCTGCGCACCACGGAGTACTATCACTGCTGAGCCTAAATCCTACAGCTCGGTAACACTGCACGATATGTGCGTTTCTACCATTTTCTCTCCATGCGCCGGCCCTAGCTTGTAATAAACAATTATTAAGTGCGTTTGCTATTTTAGAAAAAGTGTCTGAGCCAGTTACTTCTCCAAGTAATTGTACTTCCCCTTCTTGAGGGACTTCGCCAACTCCTGTTAACCCAACTTCAGCTTCTTCTGGCGATATTGCTAGGACAGCAGATTGTTCTATTCCGGTAATCTGAGTCGGCGATAGCGAAACTAAGGCGCCACCGGCTGCACCGGCAGGAGGGTCGTATAAAACCACGTTGGCGTTATTTACAAATACGTCTTCGGATTTATATAAATCCTTAACGCCGGGTTCATTTGAATCCTTTTGTGGTAAACTGTCTTTAATCCACGGTGGTACAGCCATTAACTATCTCCTAAAACAATATTTAAGCTAACTTAATACCAGTTGTGCCTTCGATGTACTGAGTCTGCATATCTTTAACAGTTTCGGCAATCATGATTACCTTATCCTTGTTGATCTTAAATGCCTTATCAATGTTGGCAGTAAATGTCCACTGCTGCAATCCCAGTCCCTGCTGACTCATAACAAGTACTAGTGGCCGATGGATGGCATAATAGTCATCTCCAATTTCAGTTAGCTTACCGATGAGTTCTTCGCCTGTGACGATCTTTAATGTAACAACTTCGCCAACAGCGATGCCTTTTGTAATAATCATATCTAATTCTTTCTAAAAATTATGGTAGTTTACGTTCAAACTCGGCCCACCACTCGAGTTCGGAAAGTGCTGCGTCAACATCTGGAAAATGCTGCTTGATGATTTCCCAGCACTGGTCCGCAACTTCACGATGTTCTTTCTGTGTTGCACGATCTCTTCGAATCTGACAGTAGTGAATCCATGAGCGAAGTGAGCCCTTCATAATTACCACAGATTCAGTTAGTCCTTCAGGAAGAACTGCGCGAGCTTGTTCCTTGGCAATACCATTTTCAATGGCCCACTTGTAGGATTCTTGAGCAGTATTTCGAACCTTGGCCTGCATCATGCTCCACTCTTCTTCTAAGCGATTATCACTGACTTCAATGGAATTCTGACGATTCTTTAGATCTTGGAGACGAGCTTCTCGGATTACAAAGTCTAGATCCTTGGTAGGATCTGCATAACGCTGACTGTATTCCTGGAAACTGAAACTACGATGGCGCAGGATTTGACGTGCGATATCCCTAGTGGTTTTGATTTCCATGGCTATGTCCACCATTTCAAATGGTGACCAATGCTTTTCGCGAATCAAAAACTGAATTAGCTTCGACGCCGTCTTTGTATTGTTTTGATTGCTGGGATTTGAAACTCTCGCTGCCCAAGCAACTAATTCATTTGCTGTAGTGCAGCCAGTGTATGCACTCGGTTTAGTAAGTCCAACTAATGATACTTGTGTCACTTTCCGTCACTTTCTAATGTTTGTTCTAAGTACTCGACTCTTAATTTAAGTTCTGATATTAGTCCGTACAAAAACTCATCCGAGAATTCATATCCAGATCCGTTAAGTTTAGTCTTAAACTCAGTTGTGTGCTCTTTTATCTTGTCCATCTTACCCTCTTCTCATTGCGTTGCCAATTTGATTTATTTCTGACTTGCGACGATTGTTTTCTCTTTCCAGAAAAGAAACTTTTTGCTCTAACTTGATGATAGCATCTTTGAGCTGTTTGATAGTCTGATCATCAGTCATCGTCGTCATGGCACATTGCTTCTATTGTTTTGTAATGAGCATATGCTTTCTGCAATGCTTCGTACTTAGCGAGCTTCTTTGGGTCTGGCGTTAATATTGACAAACGCTTTTCAATTGCTTCCAACGAGTCAACAATGCTCTTGCCTTTGACTTTTACATCACCCTTAAAGTTAGCATCCCCTTCACATATAATACCACTGGAATAGTTAGGTGCCATTGTGGTATAGTTGTGGGCAGTTGCACCTGTTCCGCCGCCTGAGATACTAAAGGACGTCGAATTTGGAAAATAAGTCGACGCTGCACCAGTTAATGAGGTTGACAAAGATGAATAAGCCATAGTATCAATTGTTATAGTACCAGAGTCGTCGGTTTCATCGTTCATAAACCACCGTTCGATCAAAGTGCTTACGTAGCTCTGTGAACCCTCCGATCAAATTTCCATCAAGGAAAATCTGCGGAAGCGTTCGTGCATTAGGCACAGCTTCTAAAAGATCTTCTTTGGTGTAGCTTTCGCCAATCTTCTTTTCTTCGTATTCAATGCCCTTGATAGTTAAGAGCTGTTTTGCCTGTACGCAAAACGTGCAGTTATCCTTAGACCAAATTATTGCTTTCATTATCTTTCCCCTTATTTTATAGATCTGGTAATTCACTATAGTCTAGGTTATCAGTCATTACACCGATAACGTAGCTTGTTGATTCTGCTTCCTGCAATGCAGTCTGCTTTTTGCTAGTATCTGCATGTTTGTTAAACCACGGAATTGGAGTGTTCTTCGGAGCAGGGTTCCAATACTTGATGCCAATCTGTTTGAGTGCATCAACTGCGGTATAATCGACAAAATCGCAAAGAATGGCTGTGTTAAGACCAATAACTGGTCCTTTCTTGAACAAATATTCAGCCCACTGCTTTTCTTCGCGGATTACATCTTCGTAGATCTTCAATACTTCAGCTTCGCAGTCAGTCTTTGCTTTTGCAAAGCGAGGATCTTCCTTGACTACTTGATTGATCATCCAAGCTGTCCATTCCTTGTGCAGTAACTCATCGTTGAGAATCATTCCAATAATAGCGCCATTGCCGATGAAAATCTTATTTTCTACCATGGCAAGACTTGTTGCAAAGGATACCATAAACCTAAATGCTTCAAGTGCATAACTTGCATGAAGTGCTAGCCAAATAGCGTTAATATGCTCTTGCTCATCAACTTTTAATCCAAGCTCTTTCTGACAGTTAATATGATGTAGCTTATCATAATATGCGCCTACACTGGAAGCCATGTCAATGATTTCTTGTGTATTATGAATCGAATTGAACACTTCCTTAGGAACATTGTAAATGTTACGAATGATGTGACTGTATGAGCGACTATGGATGTTTGTTTCAAAGAAGCTCCAGTTGCTCATAATAGCTTCGAGTTCTGGAATAGAACATACTGGAGTAAAGACCTGCGCCGGCGCTCTACCCTGCAAACTATCAAGAGCAGTCTGTCTAAGAACGTTACTAGTAAAGATATGTGCTACAGTTTCGCTGGCTTCCTTCATATCACTAGAGTCTTTAGTTAGTGAGATTTCTTCAGGAATCCAGTAAAAACCACGTGCAGTTTGTTCGATTTTTTGTAGTTTTTGGTACTTTACCTCCTCAAATCGCTGAATAGTTACAGGACCCGCAGGATCGAGAAACATTTTACGCTGAAGATAGTTTGTTTTAGTGGTTAAGTTATACTGTGCTTTGCTCACGAATTCTCTCCAAAATGTTTAAGTAGTGCTTCGAGCTTATCCTCATATTCTGAAATATGCTCTAGCTCTCCTTCAATCGCAGACATGATATCTGTATGATCATGTATAGCCATAGGATTAGCTAGCATGACCTCAATGTTAGTTTTATGCTTTAAAATGAGTGCTTCGAACTGAAGCTTTAATGCCGCAATGATTGATTTTTTCATGTAAAGTTCCTTTATAGTTTGCAAGATTCACAGTCGCCCTCATCTAAGTCATCGAGACCAGATGGCAAATCGACAATATCATCTTCCTTAGACCCTTGCTTGTTGATCAAGCTGTAATAAAGTGTCTTAATTCCCCAATGGTGAGCTAACATAAGGTTCTTTGCAATAAGGGTAGTTGGAACTTTACGATCTGGGAAGAACGCTGGGTTATAAAATGTATCAGTTGAAATACTTTGATCCATCCAAGCTGCAAGAACAGCTGAAGTTTTTAAGTATCCAACGCAATCAGTTTGATCCCACATTAATTGATAATTCTTACGAACCTTGGCATTGTTATATTCGGGAACAACTTGCACAAAAGATCCAGCCTTTGATTCCTTAACTGAAATTAAGTTCATGGGCAAGGCAATTCCGTTAGTTGAATTAATCACAACCGAGCTTGACTCAACAGGAGCGATGGCTCCTACTGTGGCGTTTCGAACTCCGTAAGTTTTCATTTCAGAACGTAATGTTTCCCAATCAAGTTCCGGAGTGAAGTCTGCTAATTCATTAACACCATTGGCACGGAGCTCCCAAGTGAAGATGCCATGTCCGTAGCGAGTCTTGTCGCTGTCTAAGCACTTGCCGCGCTCTTTAGCAAGTTCAACGTTTGCCTCCATTAGGAAGTATGTTTGATGTTCTGCCCAGCTCTTAACTTCTTGTAGTGCTTCTGATTCGCCATACTTAAATCCTCGCTTGGCATGCCAGTATGCAAGATTAGTAACGCCGATACCAATTGGTCTAATTTCGTCGTTTGATAGTTTGCTTTGTATTGACAAGAAGTCTTGGTAGTCAAGAATATTGTTCAAGCTACGCAATAGAATACGACATGCTCTACGCATATCTTCTGGATTCCTAAATGCACCCCAGTTCATACTTCCAAGTGTGCAAAGTGCAATACGCCCAGCTGGGTCGTCTAGTCTCTTAAAGCTCTTAGTGGGAAGTAGAATTTCAACACAAAGATTTGACTGATAGATGGTATGATATTCAGGATCAAACGGTCCCTGATTCATAACGTTATCAATGAACACTAGATAGATTCTACCAGTGTCTGTACGTTCTTTGAGAATGCCGCCCTTGAAGACTTCTTCAGCGCTCATTGTCTTCTTACGCAAATCCTTGCGCTTTTCGTACTTTACATAAAGCTCTTCAAACTTTGCAGTGTTTGTGTAGAATGCTTCATAAAGATCAGGAACTTCGTTTGGATCAAAGAATGTAATGTCCTGCTTCTTTTTAAAGCGACGCCAAAAGAATGCTGATAGAACAACTCCGTAATCCATGTGTCGTACACGAGTTTCTTCAGTGCCCTGGTTGTTCTTAAGAACAATCAAGTCATCAAACTGCAAATGCCATATAGGATAGAACACAGTAGCACTTGCGTTGCGAATGCCGCCTTGTGAGCAGCTACGAAGATCACCAAACCACTTTTTTAGAAACGGAACCATGCCAGTGTGCATGATTTCACCACCTCGGATAGGACTGCCTAGTGAGCGAAGTCTTCCAATTTCTAAGCCAATGCCGGCACGTTTGCTGGCATACTTAGCCATCATTTCTCCCGAAGCAAAGATGCTATCAAGATCATCATCACTGCGGATAAGAACGCAACTAGAAAATTGTTTTGTAGGTGTACCGAGACCAGCCAGAACAGGAGTAGCCAAAGTAAAAAGACCATCGCTGGCTGCGTTATAATATTCTTTAACGAACTTAAGGCGTTTACTGTGCTCTTCCATATGGAAAGCTGTAGCTGCTGCAACCATATACCGAACTTGAGGAGTTTCATAGATTTCTTTCGTTGCTCTGTTGCGAACAAGATATTTTTCAATCATTTGTTCAATTGCTGCGTAAGAGCTTTCTTCGTCTTTGGAATGGTCGATAAATTCATTCATCTTATTCCAGTCGTCTTCTGAATACCAATTTAGTAATTCAGGAGTATAAAGACCAACAGCAATATTTTTCTTTACAATTTCATAAAGATGCGGAGGATTATAATCTCCATAGACATCTTTACGTAGCATAGACAAACGCTGCTTACCTGCAACGTATTGGTAGTTAGTATGACCGATGTCAGGATTTGCATCTACGTCGATTAGGTCAACAATTGCACGTAGAGTAATTTCATCAATTTCTCGAGAAGTAATACCATCGTAGAAATGTGGGTGGGCTTTGATTTCAATCATTGACTGACTGACATCTGCAGTGCCATTGCAGATTTTAGTGATTTGGGACTGCCATTTCTCTAATGACAGGGGCTCACTCATGCCCGACCGCTTGGTTACATTAATCATTCTTTCCTCATTATTATTATTTTTATCAGAGATCTTGTTAGACTGATATTTACCTAGGCCTTTCGAGGACTATTAAATTTTCTAGACGACAAAACTCCGGAATTTCTTCTAATTTTATCGGATGATGATCGTTAAAATTCAAAGCCCATTCATTATCTATAATCACTGCATTATACAATCTATTGTTTTTATTGTCTACCAAAGTTCTAATTTCTACTAGACTTTTTTTAAATTTCTCTGTAAGCAGCAATGTATATCCTATCATCGCTGCTTTGGAAAAATCATCATATAGATTTTCTACAATGAGTTCCCATGGTGTAGGCCAACTAGCTTGATAGAACGGATCTAGTTTTGGTTTACCATGGGAAAAAGGAGCATTAGCCCAAAAATCTATAACCAATTCTAATGGATTTTCGCTATTATCAATTTCTTTTCTAATAGCCGACCAGGAGGCTAGCCGTTTGTCTTCGTCTAACTTAAACATTATTGACTGACGTTAGCGTTGTAAGAAATTGTTCCATCGATGCCTATGTTGTTTGCTTTGACTATTATAGCATCGGAACGTGATAAATCAACGGAAAAGATTGTATCTCCGTCATTAACTCCATTATATGTAAAGTTATCAGCGATTGTTGCCGATGTATCTTTAACTGCAATAGATAGCGTACCTCTTCTTACAGTATTAGATTTAGTTAACACATAATCAATTTCAATATTTTGACCAGGACTTGTAATACTAGTAATGGTATAGGTTGACTTTGGCCATACAAAGACGTTGAACGTGCCCACACCTGGCATAGATACTGGCTTAGTAGTAATAGCGCCAAACACTCCTGGTCCATATACTACAGGCTTGATAGAAGTAAACGCTGCAACACTGCTAGTATTGATTACATCTAATCTAGCAAAAGAGTCATCAACTGACGAATTTCCGAAGCTATTAAATGAAATAACGTCGTGTCTTTGCGCGATTTCACCAGTAACTGACCCAAATCCGATGCCGACGTTAGTATAGCTGTTGTTCGAGCTTTTAATGCTAGATACACCAGTTACGTTTGCGCCAACAAACAACCCTTCTTTGTTGATTACACTGAAATTATTTTCAGTGATGTTAACACGAGTCGGTCCTGTGATTCTGCCAGCTAGTCCTGTTAATGTTTTTGCAAAAGAAATACCTGCGTCGAGATCTTTAAACGTATTTCGAGTAATGTTAATGTTTTTAACATCATAGTCGCTGACAACGCCGTTACTTAATTTTCTAAAAACACAGTCTTTAATCGTAACGTTGTCACAGACTACACTACCGTTTCCTCTAAGACTAACGGCAGTGGCCATTGTGCTAGTGTTATTAGCAAGTGCAAAATTTCCTCTAAACTCACAATCTTCAATGATAGAATCAGACAAGCAGTCTAAGTTCATAATTGGATTTGCATTAGTCAAAGAAGATTGGAAAGTAATTCCGTCAATTCTAACATTTTGAGGAGTTCGAGTTGACGAAGCAATACTGTTTAGAGTTCTTCCAAGTCCATCAACAGTTTGAAACATCGGTGAAGTTGAATTATTGATAATAATAGACTTATTACGGCCTGCACCAGAAATTTCTGTGTTTGGCGGAAGGAAAATAGTTCCTGTAATTACATATGTACCTTCAGGAAAGATTAATTTCTTAGATCCAGTTAACGTTCCTGTTGAAACGTGATTGACTGCACGTTGAATAGCAGACGTTGCAAATGTTTCGTTGGCAATAAAATCATTTAGGTTAACAATGTCGTCTAGTTTCTTTTGTATAGTTCTAGTAACATATGGATCAGAATTAGGTCCGGTTTGAACAGTAGGACCACTTTCAGTGTTAGAGTAAATGTAGTTAGGAGAGGTTAGTAAGAAAAAGTTAGTGTCGTTTGTGGTAAGAATGCGTGTATTCCCAACAGCTGGAGCACCTTCGCTAACAGCACCGTTACCGATATAAAGCTGCTGTTCGTCGATGCTCCACCCAAATTCACCGCTGGCAAGTTGAGGGAACCCAGCTTGAGATGTTCTACCTCTGCGTACTTGAACTCTTGAAATTTGGATTACTGCCACAATAAATTCTCCTATTATAGGATATTTATCCGGTCAGCAGTTGTTTCATTCCCTGCATACCAATGGTATAATATTCTTCGACCTTGGCTAGCCACATATCTTGATACTTGTTAAAATTATCTGGGGTTAGCTCAAACTGCTGATAGACTTCACCGCCGGGTTTAATAGTATCATCCCCGCGACTGCACATAAAAATGATGCCGCGCTTAATGTCAGTACCGTAAACTTCATTGTGAGCCATTGCATATGCAACTAGCTGCATATAATAGTCTTCGACCCATTCTTCTTTTTTAGGCTTGTTGGTTTGCTTATGATCCATTATAGCAGGATTACCTTTGAATACTCCTACTAAGTCAGTGGTTCCTGAATATAGTCCGGGAAAGTAAAGGCTTTGTTCCATTGCCCATACTTCATCTAGGTGAACCAGTCCGTTTTGAATAATAACTTCTGCCATAGCATTCGCTTTGACATGTACTGGATTGTTGCCGGGTTGTCGAGGCAATCCTGCTAGAAACCGTTCTAAGTTTCCGTGCATTGCAGTACCAACGCCAGAAGCTTCTTTGGTAATTTGAGCTGCTTTTTCTACCCCTACTCTTTTCTTCCACTCATTTAAATGAGTCATATCTTTTGTAGCAGATAGGATTGTTGTTACTGATGGAAGTTTTTCACCATCA